TGCATTCTGCATAGCTCCACTTGGGTCTGCTTGAACTCTTAGTGCATTTGCCATTGCACCTTGTATAAAATTACCTGCCATGTTATACTCCTTATCTAGCTAGTGCTGATGTAGCTCTACCCTGAACTGGCTTATTACCCATATATGATGCAGTTAGTCTTCTACGGACTCCTTGCATATGTTGTATTTCAGCCTTACTCATAGCCCATTGGTCCTTCTTAATCTTAAGCTCATCTTCTGCTATACCTAAAGACTTAAGACCTACATATAGCTGTCCTAGTGATGAAGCTAGTCCTATTCCTTTACCAGCTAATCCCATACCTCTATCTAATACTCCTCCTTTACCTGTCCATGAGTTAGCATTAGCAGCGTTAAGTTGTGTATTGTATGCATAGGCTTGATTAGCCATATCCAAAGAACTCGTTCCTTCTGCATATTGTAGTGGTTGTGGTCTTATTGGGTTGAATGGTGTATCTAGTAGTGATGGTGACATTGTATATCCTTTTTTAGAGATTATACCATAGTCTTTAGAGGTTTAAAAAGTGTTAGGGTAGGTGATTGTATCTGTAGATTGTTTAAGAGGCTCAGAAAGCCTCCTAGAGGCTATACTTCGTGTACTTCGTACTTAGGTAACCAAGTGAGTTCATCAGGTGTTGTTGTATCACCCATTCTCTCTAACATCTCTACTGCTTTATCTATAGAGATACCTTTTTCTCTTGCTAAATCATAAGGAGTTTTTCTACCTGTAGACTTAACAGCTTCTTTTTGATTATTCAATGAAGCTAGTTCCATATCTGTTAGATAGGTAGGTTCACCAAATAACACCTTCTTAGTAGATGCAGAAGCATAAAGCTCCTTGTATCCTTCATTAGTTCTAGGAACTACTACATATCTCTTTGCTTTTTCTTTTGCCATATTATTTCCTTTCGAGCTATAGGCTCTATAAGATACCCCGTAGGGTATCCTAAGAATCTACTCTGATTTCTCTGTAGCTTTCTTCTTTTTTTTAGCAGGTTTCTCTGCTTTCTTTACATAGTATCCAATAGGCATACTATATCCTTTATCCGAGAACAGTAAGAGGAACAGTAGAACCCTCAACTATTACAACTACAAGTGCAGAAGTAATAGCTTGACCATCTCTGTCTAACAATCCAGCAGGGATTGTAGCTTTCTCACCAGGTTGTACATCAATGATGTATTCCTTCATTGGCTCTAGAGGTCTAGCAGGGTTAGTAATAGTAACCTTGAGGATTCCCTCAGTTTGGTTATCTACTTCATCAACCATCTCTGCACCAGTATATGCTCCACCAGTAGGTAAGCAGTTATTATATCTTTTTACGATTGTTGCCATCTTTTATCCTTTCTTAAAATCCAGCTTTAGCTGTTATTTTTCCAAGTCTCTCTGGGTATAGAGTCTTAGCACCTAACCAAGTTTTCCAACCTAGTGTACCTTTACGTTTGAGTGGGTCAGAAATACCACCAGAACCCATTGGTTGAAAGATTACTTCTGTTCTGTTTTTACCTCTAAGAGCAACTTGAGAAGAGTGGTCTTTACCCATAAGGAAGATATCTCCTACATACTCTCCAGCACCAGCATCAGAAATTGATGCAGCAGCATCTTGAACGATTCTGAACATACCAAGTTTACCTACTTCATTATCAAGCTTAGTAACACCAGCTGCATACTCTTCAATAGGAACAAATGATGCATTTCTCTCTCTAATCTCATTAGCTAAGATAGGGTGCATAACCATAAGGTATGAAGTATCTACTGGTGTAGTACCATAGTTAACGTGAGATGATAAGATTGAACTTACTGGTTCAGCACCAGATAGCATCAATAGCATATACATCTTATTTACTTCAGTAGTAAATACTCCATCAGAAGCAAGAACTGTAGATAAGTCTGATACATGTCCAGCTCCATAAGAGAGTTGGTCTCTGTAGTATGCATTGATAATAGTACCACCAAGGTCTCCCATTTGTCTTACAGCTTCAGTAGTTGTATAAACAGGGTGTAACAAGTTAATCTCTTCAGTCTCTGGCATCCAGTCACCAATAGGGAATACAGTAGCAGAAACCTCTACATACTTCATTGACTGCTTAGAGTCACCAGATGAACCTTCAGGAAGGATGAACTTTTTATATGCATCTTTAGGAGCAGATACAAGTGTTCTCTCTCCACCAGCAGTATCATTACCAGTAATTGTGTTATTAACATTTTGACCAGTAAAGTATAACTCTGCTGCATTAATGTATTTTCTAAAGATTATCTCTTCAGTTGATTTTTGAGGTAGAGTCTTTGTGTTAGTAAAGAATCTATCAAACATAGATTTTTGTGAGGCTTGTGTTAGCCAAGTCTTTTCATAGAACGCACATAACTCAGGACCGAGTTGATTATGCTTACGATCACCATATTCCATAATGTTTCCTTCTTTTTATGTTATAGAGACAACTTCTTAGTCATCTCTTCAAAGACACCTGGAGTATCCCAGATATCTTGTGCTTTAGTACTTGCACCACCATCAGGTGTTCCTCTATCATGAGGAGCTTGTACAGTCTCTGTTGGAACGGTTCTTTCCCGAGAACTGTTATACCTCTGGTTAGCTTGACCATAAGCCTGTAACCAGTTTAGCTCAGGGTATAGAGCTTTAATCTTTTCAGTCTCTCCTCTCAACTGTTCAAACATTCCGTTATCAACGTCTTGTATAAACAATGGAAGGATATCAGCCTTATAGACTTCTTCTCTAAACTCTTCACTGATACTATTGAACGTGTTTGAAACCTTTTCTGAACCTTCTGGGTTCTGCTTTTGATAATCAGTCCAGATGTCTTGTACTTCATCTACCTTAGCATTGCTCACATCAGGAGTATACTTGGTATCAGAAGTATCTACATCATACACATCTACATCATATTTGCTGATAAGATGTTTCAGTGCGTCCTTATTACCACCAGCAAGGTCAACTAATGACTTCAAGTCTTCCGTTGATATATCGGGTCTCTCTTTAAGGATATTCAGATGCTCCCTAAAAGGTTTGATTTCAGCATTTTTTCTTTCGTAGTTTAATCCCTTCATTCCAAATTGGAACAACTCTTCAGGAGTAACTCTTACTTCTTTGCCTCTATCAATCAACGGATTAACTAAGTATCCATCATCGTCTAATGCGAAAGGATTATTGTCTACCTCTGCATTATCTACTTGTTCAACATTATCCTCATTCTCCTCTACAGTTGCTTCAGGTTTCTCCTCAACAGTGGTCTCTCCAGCAAAAAGAGACATATCAGGATTATCTAAGTCTATAGCATCGAACGCTGCATCTTTGGCATCTTCATAAGACGCATCTTCATTTGGAGTTACAGACTCAACTGCATTGCTCGATTCCTCTGTTTGTTCAACTTGCTCACTAGGAGCATTGGTCTCTTCTCTGTCCATTATATTTCCTCTGCTATTTTGCCTTCCTCAATGATACCGTAGATAAAGTCATTAAGACTCTTTCTAGCATCAATACCTCTCATTACTCCATCACTGGAGCCTTCCCTAAACATAAGCTCATGAATACTTTCATTCATGTAACTCTTCAGAATTATATCCACAAAATCTTGATTTTGCAAAAGACGTTCTACTTTTGACTTATTATTTATCTTCTCTCTTTGACTCATTTGACATTTCCTTATCTATCTTTCTAGCTTCATTCCCAGCCTTAGCACCTACTTCAAACTCTTTAGTGTCTCTATCTCTGCTTTCATTATTCATATCAGCATATGTCTTAGCAACACTAGCAGCCTTAGCTGCTTTGTCTATCTCATGTGAGTCTCCTTTCCTTCCAATATCAGCTCTAACACTCTCTGCTCTAGCAGAAGCATTATCAGCAAGTGCAGCTTCTTTCTCAGCTTCAGCACCCATCTTAGCAAGTTCAAGTTGTTTAGCTTGTTCAGCAGTTGGGTCTGGTTGTGGTACATAATCTCTAATCTTCTCAGCAGTAACTGGGAAGTCCATAAGTTCAGCATATTCAGCAAGTAGGTCTTTAAGTATCATAGGGTCTACCATTCCACTTAATCCTCCAACTTGTTGCATCAACATATTCAACTGATTAATTCGTATCTCTTTAACACCATCAGTACCTACTTTGATTCTAATGTCATAGTTCAAGTCTTCCTTAGAGAACATATCATTGACTTCTTCCATAATAATCATCTTAGCTTTCTCAGCTACTTCTGGTGGTAGTTCCTCAATACCATACTCTTGCATAAGTAACTGAGTCTCTTGTACTTTCAACTTATCAATATTAACACCTGTAATAGTCTCTATCTCATCTTCACTTAGATACTCAAGAGCCATAGCCATCCACATCTCAAGTAACTCTTTCATAGCATAGTTAATGTTCTGTGTAATATCAAGTAGTCTAACTTGTGACATACTAAGTGTAGCTGTAAAGTTAGTAGCAGAAGCATTCATATGAGCACCAGTAACACCTTGCATAATCTTATTGATACCAGTCATACTCTCTGCTTCTTGGTCTAACATAGCAAATATATTAAACACAGAAGATGGTATTTGATTGTATCCACCATCCATTACAGCAGTATTAATATTATCAGTAGTATTGACTTCAACCAATGGTTCTTTGTCCATTAATCTACGGTGGTTCTCTGCATCTAAAGCACCCTTCTTAACAAACTTAATACTGTTGTTAGAACTAGATGTATTATCAATAACACCTCTCATCAACATAGTGTAGATATACTGTATATCTTCTATGAATGGAGCAATAGGTTTACCCCATACAGAGTGTAGGTTAGGAATTAATGGTACACCAATGAAAGGTATCTTTTTGAATGGATATGGATTCTTCTTAAGAGACATAACAAGCCTACTACCATTGAGTTTATCAGACATAACAGCAACACATGGAACAGGAACACCATCATCATCAATGTCCAAATCAACCCAATACTCATATAACTTAATCTTTTTCCTTGCTTTATCATCATAGTTAGTTGACCCATTCGCTGAACTATAACTATCATCATCACTAATGTCATCAAAGCTAGTGACAACTAAGTCAGAGTGTTCAGCATTTATACGTTTTAATGCTTCTTCATCATACAAATGTTTTTGATTATTCAAATCTCCAAGAGATGTTTCATATTCATATATCATAAATCTCATATCTTTAGACTTGTTAGCTAAAGGGTCTGTATAGCATCTACCATTCTTTAGTATATCAGCAGTAGGTAGGTTCTTGATAATGTTATCCTTCTCAATATAGAATACACCATTCTTATTAACTACTTCAAAACCTTGTTCTTCTATCTGAGCTATCTGTTCACCATTAAGTTGACCTATCTTAATAGACTTTCTCTTATTAATCTTTTTCCAACCTGCTCTTATCCAAGCAGTACCTTCCTTTGTCATAACCCTTGCCATGTCCTTGTAGAACCTATTCTTGTCCAAATGTTTATCATGGTAATGGTTTAGTATACCTTGGTCTATTTTAGCCTTATATACGTCCTTATCAGTCACTGGAGTAATCATAATATTCTGGTCTCCAGTAATAAAAGGTTTAGCTAGATTA